AAGATATACAACGTCAAGCAAGGAACAAAAGACAGCAGTGTCCACAGATCAGCACATGAACTCCTAAACAACCCCAAGATATCCTCAAGGGTACAAACACTAACAGCCAAGAAAGAAGCCAATTTACAAACTACAGCACACTCCCTCTCTCGCTACATTGTGGAGCGACTAGTGGAAGAGACAAAGGGCGATAACCCAAGCAGTCGATTGAAAGCACTCGAACTCTTAGGCAAGCACAGAGAGATCGATATATTTAATCCTGAGAGCAAAGTAAATGTCACAGTCAATCACAATAAGACGACTGCAGAACTAGAGAACGAGATCAGAGACAAACTAAAGCTAGTCATTGGCAATGATGACTAACTAGAATCCCATCCGCATATCTGCGCACCAAAGACCCCCCCCTAAAGACTAACTAATATCACATATATCCCCCTACCCTACACCCCCCCTAGTGCAATAGATTGTAGCAGAACACCACAGAACAGTAATTCACTCACTAGATTCCCAATTTTTACCAACCCCCCCTTCTTCTTTTCTTTGGTCTACCATTTTGATACCATTTACCCTTATTAATCAGGAATTAGCTCAAGGAATCCTAGTGTGGAAAAAAATTTAACAAAAAAACAGGCGGATTTACTGGAGTTTGTGGAAAATTACTGGCTTGAACGCTACTGTGCGCCTACATACAAGGAAATTGCGGAGAATTTGGGTGTAAAAAGCGTGGGATGGGTGCATTCTTTGGTCAATGAGCTTGTTTCTAAGGGCATTTTACTAAAAAAGGGGCATCGAACCCTCCGACCAGCGCACCTCACGCAGAAATCCCTTGACAAGAAACTGTGAAGAGGTGTTAAATACTATAATCCAGTGGATATACCGTCTCTAGTAAGTTACCAACTGGTTAAATACTAGATAGTTAAGAGATTGGTATAGATATAGCTGGTAATATACTAGGTGGTATTAGTGATTTGGAAAGTGGTATGGAGAATATTGTTTGCCCTGCTGTTTTACATTGGGTTTGAGTTCAAGTGAAAGGAAGGAACCCCAATAGTGAAGAAAAGCAGTGGATGGATTTCATCTGTCAACACGGATGTATCGTCTGCCGAAATGAAATGAGTGTATTTACTCCTTGTGAACCACACCATATCGAAGGCAAGACGAAGGCGGGAGCGCACTTTTTGACAATACCACTATGCTGGGGACATCATCGCTCTGGCTACAATACCACTGAATGTGTTTCCCGCCACCCTTACAAAGCTGAGTTTGAAAAACGCTATGGCAAGGAAATGGACTTATTAAAACAAATGCGGGAGCTTCATGAGTGAAGGAATTAAATCGTTAGCAACCACTGCGGGCTATTTTGCACCCGGTGCTGGTGTTTTGGATGCGTTGGGGATGTACCCTGATGAGAACAGCCAGAGTATGTTAGCGAATCTAAAGGCAGGTGAGTTTGGTCGAGCAGGGATGCAAGGTTTAGGTGCTTTAGGGGATGCATTGCTGTTGACTGGTGTGGGTGCGCCCATTGGTGCTTCTATGAAAATGGTTTCCAATATCGGAAGGGCTGGTAAAGCATTAAGATCACAAGCGTCTAGGGTTACAGATGACATCTTAAAAAAACAAGAACCATTAACATTTAAGAGTAAAGTTAATATTCAGGGAAAAGATTACGACACATCAAGTGATTTGTTAAACATTATTTCTCCAAAAAAATTAGATGTAAATAAATCTCAGATCGGATATTCATCTGAGGTTCTTAAAAATTATGCTAAAAAAAATCCAAAGATAGCTGGTGTTACAGAAGAAACAGCTTCTAAGTATGGTTCTGAATATATTTATTTACAAAAAAATGTTGGTTTAGGTTTTGATAAGCCTGCAACAATAGGAATAAGAATTTCTGATCATGCTCCAACAGGCAAATATGCAGGCGGACAAGGAACCAAAAGATTTAAAGATGCTGAAGTTAAGATAAATATCGGACCAAAAGGTCAGGTAAATAGCGCAGGAGAATATTTTGATTCAAGAACTTTGAATGAAGCACTTGAAATGATTGATAATCTTCATATAAATAAAAAGTTTCTTTCGCCAACAGGCAAGGTATCTGATGATATAACCGATCCATTGGTTGTTGATTTTATTGAGTCCATGTTTCAAAAAGGGGCGAAGCCAAGATTGAAACATTTAAACACAGGTATTGTTGAAGGCGGAAAACTAAAAACTAAAAAACCTCCTTTAGACCTTTTTCATCAAGGTGGCAGTTTGCCGTTTGGTGTAAATGTAAATAGATTTTAATGCAGATTAATTCACAAACGATACAGAACATCAGTAATCTTTCTTACGATGAGAAGCTGGAGTTGCTTAAACAACTCGAAGAATTACAAAAAGCCAAGTTTAGAGAAGATTGTCAGGGTGACTTTATTACTTTTGTAAAGTCGGTATGGCCCGCATTTATAGAAGGGGATCACCACAAGATCATGGCTGAAGAGTTTGGTCGTGTTGTCAATGGTGATTTAAAGCGTTTGATTATCAATATGCCCCCTAGACATACCAAAAGTGAGTTTGCGTCTTACCTATTGCCTGCGTGGTTTCTAGGACATAAGCCAGAAGGAAAGGTGATTCAGACCGCACACACCGCAGAACTCTCAGTGGGTTTCGGTAGAAAGGTGCGTAACTTGGTTGGCTCAAAGGATTACCAAAAGATATTTGATACTGTAAACCTGCAAGCCGATAGTAAAGCTGCGGGTCGATGGAATACCAACAAAGGCGGTGAGTATTTTGCGATTGGTGTTGGCGGTGCTGTAACTGGTAAAGGTGCGGATTTATTGATTATTGATGATCCACACTCAGAGCAGGAAGGCGCAAGTGCCGATCCCAAAGTATTTGATAAAACTTTTGAGTGGTACACCTCAGGTCCTCGTCAGCGTTTACAACCGGGCGGTGCGATTGTGGTGGTAATGACCCGATGGCACAAACGAGATTTGACTGGAAACCTATTGAAAACCAGTATGAAGCGTGGCGGAGAAGAATGGAGAGTCATTGAGTTTCCTGCAATCCTGCCTTCAGGCAAGTCACTTTGGCCCGGCTTTTGGAAGATAGAAGAACTTGAAGCCCTTAAAGAAGAGCTTCCTGTTTCAAAATGGTCTGCACAATATCAGCAAGACCCAACCAGTGAAGAAGGTGCATTGGTTAAAAGAGAGTGGTGGAATCGATGGGAAGAAGATCGACCACCGCATTGTGAGTTTTTAATTCAGTCTTGGGACACCGCATTTCTTAAAACAGAGCGTTCCGATTATTCGGCTTGCACGACATGGGGAGTGTTTTACACAGACGATGAAGATGGGAAAATGGCTCCCAACTTAATTCTGCTCGATGCGTTTAAAGAACGATTGGAGTTTCCAGAACTGAAGAAAGTGGCTTATAAGACATGGCAGAAGTATGAACCCGATGCGTTCATTGTTGAGTCGAAAGCCGCAGGAACACCCTTAATCTTTGAATTAAGATCAATGGGGATTCCTGTATCAGAATTTAGCCCATCGAGAGGGAACGATAAAATAGCAAGAGTGAATGCGGTTGCAGATTTGTTTGCAACTGGAATAGTCTGGGCACCGGAAACCCGATGGGCAGATGAGGTCATTGAAGAGTTTGCTTCTTTTCCGAATGCAGAGCATGACGATTTAGTGGACTCAAGCACTCAGGCTTTGTTAAGATTTAGACAAGGTGGTTTTGTCAGTCTTTACTCCGATGAAGAAGATGAACCCTTTTACGCAAGTAAAGCAGAGTATTATTAATTATGGCAATAGAAAAAATAACACCCGCAACTCCAATAGAAGGAGAGCTAGAAGCAAGCGTTGAAATAGATATTATTGAGCCTAATGGTGCAGAAATGACCGAAGATGGCGGAATGATTATTGATTTTAATCCAGATGCTTTTGACCAAAGCGATGACTTTTTTGCAAACCTAGCAGAAGAGATATCTGAAGATGATCTTCAAATGTTGGCAACAGAGCTTGTTGGTCAGTATCAAGGTGATAGAGATTCTAGGAATGATTGGGAAGAAACTTATATAAAAGGCTTGGATCAATTAGGACTAAAGATTGAAGATCGAACTCTACCTTGGCCCGGAGCGTGTGGTGTTTTTCACCCAATGCTTACAGAGGCTGTGGTTCGATTTCAAAGTCAGGCAGTCGGTGAGATATTTCCAGCTTCAGGACCAGTAAATACTAAAATATTTGGCAAGGTTACTCCTGAAAAAGAACAGCAATCAAAAAGAGTTCAAGAATATATGAACTACTTATTGACTGATAGAATGACTGAATATCGAACTGAAACTGAAAAACTTCTGTTTTCTTTGCCATTAGCAGGTTCAGCATTTAGAAAAGTTTATTATGATCCAAACATGGATAGACCATGTGCGATCTTTGTTCCTGCTGAAGATTTTATTGTGTCTTATGGTGCAACCGATCTTCAAATGGCAGAACGATCTACACACATTATGAAAAAGAATGCGAATGATGTGCGTAAATTACAGGTATCGGGTTTTTATAGAGACATTGATTTGCCTGATCCATCGCCCGATCCAGATGATATTCGTAAAAAATACGATGAATTAACAGGCGATAGCTCGACTTATGACTTTGATAATCGTTATACGCTGTTAGAAATGATGGTGAACTTAGACTTACAAGGCTTTGAAGATACTGATGATGAAGGAAACGAGACAGGGATTGCATTGCCTTATGTAGTTACTATTGATGTTTCAAGCAATAGCATTTTATCAATTCGTAGAAATTGGTACGAAAAAGACAACAATCGAATGATGCGTCAACACTTTGCACATTATCAATATTTACCGGGTCTTGGGTTTTATGGATTTGGTTTAGTGCATTTAATTGGTGGATTGGCAAAATCTGCTACTTCTTTATTAAGACAACTAGTAGATGCAGGAACACTATCGAACTTGCCGGGTGGTCTAAAGTCCAGAGGGCTTAGAATTAAAGGAGATGATACTCCGATTATGCCGGGTGAGTTTAGAGATGTAGATATTCCCGGTGGTGCAATTAGAGACAACATTACATTTCTTCCTTACAAAGAACCTTCAGCAACTCTCTATCAGTTGCTAGGAAACATTGTTGAAGAAGGAAGAAGGTTTACCAGTGCATCAGATTTGAATGTCAGCGACATGAACTCAGAAGCTCCAGTTGGAACAACACTGGCGATTCTTGAAAGAAGCATGAAGGTTATGACTGCTATACAATCTAGGCTTCACGCTTCAATGAAACAAGAGTTTAATATCTTGGTTAATGTAATTAAAGACTTTACCTCTCCATCTTATCCTTATGAGGTTGATGTAGAGTCTGACATTAAAATGGAAGATTTTGATGACAGAATTGATGTGCAACCTGTGTCTGATCCAAACTCAGCCACAATGTCTCAAAGGATAATGCAGTATCAAGCAGCACTTCAGTTGGCTCAACAATCGCCACAGATTTATAATTTGCCTGAATTACACAGACAAATGCTAGATACATTAGGCATTAGAGATGCAGACAAGATTGTTCCGCTAGACGATGATGTAAAAGCTGCTGATCCAGTCAGTGAAAATATGAATATGATTAATGGAGAGCCAGTTAAAGCATTTGAATATCAGGATCAAGAAGCACACATTAGAGTTCATATGAGTGCTATACAAGACCCAGAGTTGGCTCAAATGGGCGCAAACAACCCACAAGGTATGCAGTTACTACAAGCATCTTTAGAGTCTCATGTGAGAGAACATTTGGCATTTCAATATCGTAATGAGATTGAAAAAGAATTGGGCATTGAACTTCCACCATTGGGTGAGCCATTACCAGAAGATATTGAGAAACGATTGTCATCTATGGTTGCAGAAGCTGCGGAAAGATTATTGCAGAAAAACCAAAGAGAAGTGCAACAACAACAAATTCAAGAACAAATGCAAGACCCATTGGTTCAAGCAAAAATGCGAGAGCTTGATATCAAACAAGCTGAAGTACAGCGCAAGGCTCAAGCCGATATGGTTGATGCACAAGTTGATATGCAAAAGGCTCAAAGCCGTGATGCTATTGAGCTTGAGAGAATTAGGTCGCAAGAAAAAATTGCTGATGCCAGCGTGAAACAAAAACTGGTTAGCGATGTAATTGATGCTCAAGTAGAGGGCGAAAAGATTGAAAGTGAAGAAGCAACCAAAGCTGCAGAGATTGCATCAAGGCTTGCATCTACTATAACATCGGGCAATACTAATGAGCAGTGATATGCTGATTGAAAAATTTAAGTCAAGAATACGAGACTTAATGAATGATAGAGCAGATAATATTGCTACAGGAAGTTGTACTAGTTTTGATGAATACAAACATCAATCTGGTGTAATCGAGGGCTTAGCCCTTGCAGAGCGTGAACTCTTAGATATAATCCAAGAATTAGAACGACTCTAAATCGGCATAGTGCCGCAAGGTAACTCGGAAACCTTTAATAATTCCGTGCAAAGAGGTGGTCATGCAAACTGCACTCGATATAGAGAAAGAAAAGAAAGAGGCAACACAGTTGCCAGAACCCACAGGATATAGAATCCTAATCGCAATCCCTGAGAAAGAAGATAAAACCGAAGGCGGTATTTTGAAAGCGGATGAAACCATTCGCAATGAAGAAGTAGCCACTATTACAGGTTTTGTTTTAAAAATGGGACCTGATTGTTACAAAGACGAATCACGTTTTCCTACTGGAGCTTGGTGTTCCGAAGGAGATTTTGTTGTGTTTCGTGCATTTAGTGGCACTCGAATTAAGATTCATGGGAAAGAATTTCGCATCATTAATGATGATAGTGTCGAAGCAGTGGTTGATGATCCCAGAGGGATAGAAAAAGTATGAGCGATACTAACGAAAACTCTACAATGAGTACAGAACAGAAATTTTTAGGCGTTAAATCTAAAATTGGCTCTAAGCCAGATGAGGTTGTTGAGTCTGAAAATGAAATTGATATTGAAATTATTGATGATGTTGAGGCAAAACCAGAAAAAAAAGAAAAGGTTTTTGCTGAAGATGTTAAAGATAATCCAGTTGATGAAGAAATATTGAATGTTGATAAGGGCGTTCAAAAAAGAATTGATCAACTAACAGCAAAACACCACGAAGAAAGAAGGCAGAAAGAACAAGCTGCAAAACTTCGTGATGAAGCAATTAAATATGCACAGCAAATAAAGTCTGAAAATGATCGTTTAAACCAATTGGTTAATGATGGTCAGCAATATCTTGGAAAACAAGCCGAAGAAAGAGCAGAGTTTGCTAAACAAGCAGCTCAACAAAAATATAAAGAGGCTTACGAACAAGGCAATACAGAAGAAATGGTTATTGCTCAAGAGGCTTTAACTAGAGCAACTATGGATGCGGCTAGTGCTGAACAGTTTAATGCAAGAATTCCAGAGGAAGAATTTGTTCCACAACAACAAGAACAGTTTGTTCCTCAACAACAAGTGCCACCAAGACCTGATGATAAAGCAATTTCATGGCAAGCAAAAAACCAATGGTTTGGTAATGATCCTGAAATGACTAGCTTTGCATATGGTGTGCATGAAAAATTAGTAAGAGAAGAAAACATTAATCCTGCTTCTGATGAATACTATGAAAGAATAGATTCAAGAATGAAGTCAGTATTTCCAGATTTCTTTGGGAGTGAAGAAAAAGAAGCTGTAAGCTCTAATTCCCAAAGTTCCGTGGTTGCACCTGCTACACGCAATAATGGTGCAAAACCACGCAAAGTACAGCTTACAGCAACTCAAGTCGCCCTCGCAAAGCGTCTTGGGGTAACGCCAGAACAATATGCTAACCAATTGGTTAAGGATATGTCTGCAAATAACTAGAGGATATTTATATGTCTGAAGAGCGCACTCCAAGAGAGGAGTATAATCGAAAAACCACACAACGAAAGAAGTCGTGGTCACCACCAAATGTACTACCTGACCCTGAACCAGAGGAAGGATGGGTGTTTAGATGGGTTCGTACCAGCATGATTGGTAACCCAGATAACACTAATGTTTCCAGTAAGTTTAGAGAAGGCTGGGAGGTCGTCTCTGCTGAGTCACAACCTAAGTTGAAAATACTTACGGATGAAAACTCACGCTGGGCAAATGAAGGTGCAATTGAAGTTGGTGGGTTATTATTATGTAAAGCCCCTGTTGAAATGGTTAGAGATCGTAAAGAATATTACGATAACATGGCTGATCAACAGATGAGTGGCATTGATAATAATTACCTTAGAGAAAATGATCCAAGAATGCCTATGCTTCAACCGGAAAGGCAGTCTAGGGTTACTTTCGGGAGTAACTCCAAGAAGTAATTTATTATTTCATGGGGTTATGAATTTTAACTTTGTGATGTAAATAGGGAGGCTATTATGCCTAGTAGTGCAACACCTTACGGTGCTATGCCACAAGCTGGACTTAGTTGTAATGGTTCTTTTAGCGGAAAAGTTCGTCACTATAAAATTGCAAGTGGTTATGCCACTGGTATTTTTTATGGCGACTTCGTTAAACTAGTTACTGCCGGTACTGTCGAAAAAGACACTGGCACAACTTCTTTAACTCCAATTGGTATTTTTGTCGGATGTGCTTACACCGATCCAAGTACCAATCAAAAGACCTTTAATCAACAATGGCCCGCATCTACTTCTGCTTCAGATGCCGTAGCCTATGTTATGGATGACCCAGATATTACTTTCCAAATGCAATGTGACGGCTCTGCCGCTCAAGCTGTATTGGGAACTAATTGTGCGGTTATTCAAACAGCAGGCTCTACCTCTATAGGGACTAGCAAAAACGCTGTCGATATTTCTACTGCAGCTACTACCAATACGCTACCAGTTCGTATCATTCAATTCGTTGATGGACCGAACTCTGCTGTTGGTGATAGTTTCACTGATGTTGTCGTCAAGTTTAATGTTGGTCACCTCATGGACAACACAACTGGAATATAAGGAATTTAATAAATGGCTATTTCAAGAGCACAATTACTTAAAGAACTTCTACCCGGTTTGAATGCGTTGTTCGGGTTAGAGTACGGCAAGTACGAAAATGAGCATGAAGAAGTATATGAGACTGAATCTTCGGACAGATCGTTTGAAGAAGAAGTCAAGCTAAGTGGCTTTAACGCTGCCCCCGTAAAAGACGAAGGTGCTGCTATCAGTTATGATAACGCACAAGAATCTTTTACTGCTCGATACAACCACGAAACCATTGCAATGGGATTTGCTATTACTGAAGAAGCTATGGAAGATAATCTTTATGATTCGCTTTCTGCACGCTACACTAAAGCACTTGCCAGAGCTATGGCTTACACGAAGCAAGTCAAAGCTGCATATCCTTTGAATAAAGGATTTGGAGATTTTGATTCAGGTGATGGAGTTGATTTATTCAGCACCTCTCACCCTCTTGTTTCAGGTGGAACAAACTCGAACACTCCTTCTACACAAGCTGATCTTAACGAAACTTCACTAGAAGCGGCTGTTATTCAGATTGCTGGATGGACTGACGAGCGTGGTTTGCTAATTGCTGCAAAACCAACGAAGTTGATTATACCGCCTAACTTGATGTTTGTTGCTCAACGGATACTACAGTCTGATCTCAGAGTGGGTACTGCTGACAATGATATTAATGCGATAAAATCAATGGGCGTTGTTCCCGGTGGTTATGCTGTGAATCATTATCTAACTGATACTGATGCATGGTTCTTAATGACCGATGTTCCAAATGGATTCAAACATTTTGTTAGAACCCCAATGGAAACGAGCATGGATGGCGATTTTGATACTGGAAATGTGAGGTACAAAGCTAGAGAAAGATATTCATTTGGAGTATCTGATCCGCTTGGTGCTTTCGGTTCTTCAGGAGCTTAATTTTGTTAATGGAACCTGTGATGGGGGGGTTTCTTACTCAACCCCCATTAACTTAATCTAGGAATAACTTGTCCTACAGACTGACCTAGCAGACAATGCCAAGACGGTAGGACTTATTAAGGAGACTTAATTATGGCAAAATCAACCTTTTCAGGACCAGTACAATCATTGGCTGGTTTTATTTCAGCAGGAAACGCTAACGTAGTTAGTCTAACTGCTGACACAACACTTACAGTTGCATCTCACGCTGGTAAAGTTTTAATAACTAATGACGCAGATGGTAAATTTACTTTGCCTTCTATTGTTGCGACTGCACCAGATGTAGATGACGATCCAAATCAAACTAATAATTTGGGTGCTACTTTTACATTTATTGTTGTTACAGCAGCTACAGATATGGACATACTAACCGATGGAACAGATAAGTTCGTTGGTGGTACTTACACAGGCGTAACTGACGCAACAGGTAAAACTTTTATTTCTGGTGCAAGTAACGATGTTATTACTATGAATGGAAGCACTAAGGGTGGACTAGCGGGGAGTATTGTAAAAGTAACTGCAATAGCTTCTGCTAAGTATGCAGTAGAAGGAATCATACTTGGTTCAGGAACACTAGTTACTCCATTTGCTGACGCATAAGGGGGTAAATAATGGCTGATGCAGTAGCAACACAAACCATCTCTGATGGAGCACAACACGCTACATTTAAGTTTACTAACGTAAGTGACGGTACTGGAGAGAGTGCCGTCACTAAAATTGACGTATCTTCTTTATCTGTTAATCCAGTAACAAGAATGTCTTGTAGTTCAGTAAGCATTGAGAAAATTCATTTCAGCAATATTGGAATGGGTGTCAAAATACTTTTTGATGCCGATACCGATGTATTAGCTATTCAGCTTCCTGCTGATTGGGCTGATGAATTTGATTTTTCTGATTTTAGCGGTATTCCTGATAATGCAGGGACTGGCTCTACAGGGGATGTTCAGTTTACAACAGTTGGTCATAGCAGTGGTGATAGCTATACTATTATTATGACTGTGATCAAAAATTACACTAATCCAAGCTAGGAATTGTTATGGCAAAATATAAAGTAGTACAGAATGGAGAAAGAGTTCCAAGCGGCGAAGCAATCTTTCAAGTTGCAGAAATCATTGATGGCGAAGAAGTTATCGTTGATTCAAGCATTATGACTAAGAAAGAAGCACAAGCCTCTATGAAAGCTATGTCTCCTGCAAAAAAACCTGCTAAGAAAAAAGCTAAAAAGTAATGCCACTGAAAAGTGGCGGCTCTAAAAAAGTTATTTCTGGGAATATCTCTAAGTTAAAACGAGAGGGGTATCCCCAGAAACAAGCTGTTGCTATAGCATTATCTAAATCAGAAAGAAAACAATCAGGAGGGCATATGCCTAATTATTACGATTCAAAATCTTCTAAACCTAAAAAAAGCAAACAAGTAAGGTATGGAAAAGGGAAAACAATTAAACACAATTACACTATTGCTAGAGGCAGTGGTGCAGCTAGACCACAAAAATTTAGAAAAAATGGTTAATTAAATGGCTATTGCAACCACAAACTCTTTTAATCTTAATATCGGTGAGATTGTTGAAGAAGCATATGAGCGAGCAGGACTAGAGGCTAGGACTGGTTATGACTATCGTACTGCAAGACGCAGTATCGATATGATGATGATTGAGTGGCAGAATCGTGGAATTAATTTGTGGACTATTGAAAATGGAACCCAAACATTAACTGCTGATACATCGACCTATACTTTGCCTGACGACACAATTGATTTAATGGAAACGCATTTGCGTTTAAATTCTGGAGATAGTTCTAGTCAAACAGATTATCAACTAACCAGAATATCCCCTAGTCAATATGCTGATATACCGAATAAATTACAATCGGGTCAGCCTACTCAAATATGGATTCAGAGACTCACAACAACACCACAGTACACACTTTGGCCCGTGCCTGATTCTACACAAACATATATTGTGTCTTATTATCGTATAAGACAAATTTATGATAGTGGAAAACCCGGCAGTAATAACATGGATGTTCCTAAAAGATTTTTACCTTGTTTGGTTTCTGGGCTTGCTTATTACATAGCAATGAAAAGACCAGAAGCTGGGGATAGATTGTCTTTCCTTAAACAAGAATATGAAGAGCAGTGGCAACTAGCATCTGAGGAAGATAGGGTTAAAGCAAATTTTCGTTTTGTGCCGTGGACATCTTACAGTAACTAATGACACAGTTTGCACAAGGTAAGTATGCTTTTGGATTTTGTGATCGTTGCGGTTTTCGTTACGACTTAAAAGATTTAAAAGATGAAGTAGTTGACACAAGACTCAGTGGATTCTTGGTTTGTCCTGAGTGTTTTGATCAAGATCAACCTCAGTATCAATTAGGCAGAATGCCA